GCTATGCTATTGTTAAAGCTAGGAAAGTATGATAACCTTTTAGGAGTGTTAGAGTTTGTACACATGGAAAGTCAAATTTAACAAAATACAAAGTGTTGAGCAAGGAGTTCCTGAACATCTTGCAGTGGATCTTCTCAACAAGGGCTTTGTATTACGCAGATACGGAGGCCGACCTATGCGGCGTGTCTACTTGTTATCTCACAAAGATCAAAGGGCGCTGACTGTGTTTTTTCTCGGCCCCAATGGCTCGTCTATCATAGTGGACGCGCTGGGTTTGTAGCCCATCGCGGAGGTGAGGTGCAGAACTTGTTATCTCCTGCAGCCATAAGCTGGGTCGACAATCCACCGTTGATTAAATTGTATGTGAGTCATATGAAAAAATATGCAATGAACATGTTTATACTAGCAGATGATGGGCACTGCCCATTTAAAATAATAGATAGCAGTGAGGAACAATGAAACTAGAAATCAAGTACAGCTGGCACATACACCGATGGGACAAAGATATTCGGATAGGTCGTAGAACATTTGCTCGCGCTGAAACAGACGCCTGGTGTCGCTGGCTGTTAGAATCTGGATTTACATTCAACCCACTGCCAGAATCCAGCAATCCTGCAACTATAACTGTGCAACATCGTAGTCGTTCAGCAATGAGTTTGTTTGTATTAAAGCACAACTGCGACATGTTGGTGATTACATCCACAGGTACTCTATGAAAGGCAACCACACATGCTGTATAACAAGTAAACATAGTTGGTATGTTGCCGTAGACGACGTCTATACTAGTAAAGGCACACCGTTTCACAATATGATTGACAATTTTGAAAACGGCGGGTTTGCTATAGACCTGCTAACCGACAGCTTACAGTGGGATTGTTACGTTGGCCACAACAGCAAACATGCAATGACTATGTTTGTCATACAGCACGATTGCAGTCTTTTATCAATAACCAAATTGGACAGTCGATGACCGCAAAGACGCCCAACACTGCATGCAAGGAAATGAAATACAACTGGTATATAAGATTTCCTGGAGATTTCGATCTCGATGAGCACACTGATGATTGGCACGAGCTAGTCGACAAGTTATATGAAAATGAATTCGAAGTCGATATAATTCCCGGCAGTGGTGAGTGGGATCTGTATGCAGCATCCGATAAAAAATGTGCAATGACTGTTTTCTTATTACTCCACGCACCGGATGCTCCATGCTCAGTAACTGATGTAAGTTAATACTAATGTATTTTGTTAAATACTATTATGTACAATTGGCAGGTTCACATACTCACCTTACCCAAAGAGTTGTCATTATATAGTTTAGGTAAAATTCAGACTGTGCGAATAGAATTCATGCACTGCGGATTTATCATAACAGACTACACAGATAGGTTCGATAGTTTGTTTTCTGTAGGGCATGACAACAACAGTGCTGCTACGATGTTTAGATTAAAGTATGACTATGCAGGACTGACTATAAAAAGGTGTTAAATCGTCAACCGTGTCGATAGGGCACTAACGACACGTCGATAGCTAGCTATCGACGTGGTCGACATCGTTTTTATTTTGTATGTCATAATAGTACACTGGTACTTGACCAGCTATAATTGCCCATTTAAGCAACCAAATAGATGGCCGTTTCATAAATATTATCATGACATGGAGCAATTGGAAAACCCCCGCAACTATAGCACAAGACACAGATGAAGGCATAGACTTCACTGATGGCGATAGTGTTTTAGATCAAACCACGGACCTGCAAAGCACAGCGTTATTGTACGCATCAGCACAGGACTACAACGATCGAGTTAATACCTACGGCAGCAAAGGCTTGATATACACCAACTTTGCATTCACTGCGGGCAGCGTTGACAGAGTGGAGCTTCGTATAGAAGCCCAGCGCTACGCACGCATACAAGATGACAGAGTTCAATTGCTTATAGCAGGCACGTCCGGCACGGATGTATCGGACTTGAGTACAGAAAACATCAAAACATATAGCGGACTACTTGGTGCATACTGGGGCATGGAAGATGTTGATGTTTCCGGCATGTCATTTGGCGCATTGGTGGATTTTGCTCCAAGAAATGACATGCCCAGCAGCAACAATCTAATTGTGCGCAAGGTACAAATGAGAGTACATTACTCGTCCTGACCTAACCCACTTAGGAAAGATCGCAACTTGGTACTGTCTGTATCTGCTTTTATTTTAGGAGCAGCTGATCCGTCAGACGGATTATTTGAATTATTGCGTTTGAGATTTGCAACAATGCTGCTTCCGGTAGTTTGTCCTTGTGACGAATCTTCATCATCTTCTTCGCAATCGACAATGCGCAAGCTGTCAACGTCGAACCCTAGATCAATTTTAGAGTTAATACCACTTGAACTTCTTGTCTTCATTAACTGCAATTGATACCTGCCACGTTCTCGCATAGCCCTGCTTGTAAAGATACCAATCACATTATCTGCTGTGTTGATCTTACTAAGTCCGCCGGATATGTGCGAGTGATCAAATTCAACCTCTTCGACTGAAGAATTGTGTGTTAAGATGTTGTTAGCATAAAACAATCTGTTACCGTCTGTGTTGATATCAATTGTATCTTCTTCACCGATGTATTCAATTGACACTATTTCGTCATCTATCTCTGTTAGGTCATTAAAAATTTCTGGCATTGATCTATTATCTCCTTTTGATTATGTTTGTAGTCATTTTCCCAAACGACCAATAATTTATATTCTCTTTTTTTATAATATTCGTAACGGCTCGCGTCGGCGCTCCATATCTCTCTTGCAGATAATTTCTTTCTATACGGATGAGGGCAATCCGTAGCCTCATATAGTGCTGGGTTAGCATGAAAGACATCTCCGTTAAACTCGATAATTTTTCCTTTATAAAACAAGTCTGGGCAAATTACCCGTTGCGGAAGATTATATTTTTGTGATACGCCCCAGGTTATTTCGTTTGGTCCGTAATAATGTAGATCCACTATTACCTTCCTTAGCTCATCAAATAATTCTTGGCTCATTCTTGAGTAAGTAATATTCGATGATCCGGTAGCGGCCTGCAGGCAACGCGCCCTGTATTTTTCTTCACCTAATGTAGATCCATATTTATTAGTAAAGTAGGCCAAACTCGAATGATCCTTGCACTCTCTGCATTTTATCGGACCTAGTATTTGCCCGTATTGTTCAATATAATATGCCAGCGAGACCTTGTAACGCTGTGCCTTTGTCTATACCATGTAGTTTGGTATAATATTCTAAAGTATACGACGGATATGTGTGTCCGTCGTATCTTTTTTTTGCGTACGATGCCGTGCGCTTATTTAGATATGCTGACCACCGACGTGTGCCTTCGACGGCTCCGTGACGCGCTATATAATTCTCTAATGATGCGCCACGACTACGAATTAGTGCGTCTGTTTTCTTTACGCCATGAAGGTCTTCTAGTCTCTGCCGATCCATCATAGTCTTGCTATTCTTGATTGCAAATAAACTGCTGCCTAGTTTATCGCCGTATCGAATGATAAACGATCGCAAGCTCGATGAGTCTCTGCCAAGGCTGCGTATCTGTACATAGTTTGCTTGCAATATTTCTAATGGATACAACTTTGTGACATAGTGTCTAATTTTTTGTATCAGCCATGTTTGATCTTTTTGTCATAATTAATTCTATTAATTATTTCAATTTTGTAACTAGTTAATGCTAATTTTGGTGTTATTATATATATTTTGCATACATCTATTTATCACAGCTACGCAAACTCTGCAATTTATCTCCTACTTTTAGGCCTGATTCTAGTGTACTAATTCCGTTAGTTGTTGGAAACTTATGTTTTGCCGAGCATGTAATTTCTTTGCCGGATTTGGTTTTAATCTTGTAGACATGCTGTTTAGAAATAGGCAACACTTCGTATACCCGTACCGGACCTTGGTTTGACGTTAAATAGTCGCCTACTTGCACATCTTTGATTTGTATTTTTTTGCCGTTGGCTTCAACTAGTGTATCTAATTTTAAACAACGGTTCAACTGTGATGCAGTAACAAAGATTGTCTGTAATTCCATTGCAAGGTTGCGAAGTTCTTCACTTACATACTTGTCTTTGACAAACAAGTTTTCCGGAGAAATCTTAATACTCAACGGTGTCATAAGATCCAAGTAGTCGATCAGCAGAACATCAATTTTGCGACCTGTCTTAATTTCGTATTCTTTAATATAGCTTCGAATGTCATTTGCATTCTTACCAGACGGCATATACTTGACTTGGAAAGCACCTGCTTTCTTGCCAATCATCTTAACTTTCATCTCAACGTCGTCGATGGTCTTAAATACATCTCTGCTGGGGATACCTGTTATCATGCTATCGATGCGCATACTTACTAGATTCTCACTGAGTTCGAACGTAAGGTATAATACGTTCATTCCTATCAGACTCCAGTTAACTCCTAGGTTGGCAAGGAACAAGCTTTTTCCAGAACCGGAGTTATGACTGCTTATTCCATTGGTATAGTATCTGTGATTTTCATGATTGATGTAGAAGTCGTATACTGTGTGCTTGCCTGCTGCTACTACGCTGGTTACTGTTTCGATGCCGGATTCTGTGCTAATGCACTGTCCTGGAAACAAACAGTCTGCATATTTCCACTTGCCGTCGGACATTTCAAAAAAATGATCTGTGCTAGCAGTTATAGAATTTCCAGCGTCTGTGGTCAGAGTAACACACTCTTTGGTTCCCTTGTTTCGCCATGCATGTGCGTTAACATACCCATCGGGGCTGTTGATCCGATAACTGCTGGTCGGAACACCTTCCAGTGATCCAATACGGACTTTTTTTGGCTGACTATTGTTGTATAGGAGTACCAACTTGTCTTCTGATAATTGTAGTAACTTGTCTACCGAGTACCACTTGGATAACCACTCAATTCTCTTATCTAGTAAATTCATATTTTATGTTCCCTGTGTTCCAAAATCGGTTGTATCCATTATTAATCATGTTTTGCCATTCTGACAGGCTGGCGTCAAAGTGCTCTAGCTTATCCTTTAATTTATGTTTCTGAAATGCTACCCTATTAAATACCACCCGAGATTTAAAATAAAAGTATCCTGGAGGAGTATGGTCTACAAACTTAAATCCCAGCTGTTGATACATGTTGCCGTTGCTAAAGTCACGCGATGCGTATGATACTATTTTATGACAATTATGTTGATTTTTCAAAAAGTTGTTGAACAGTTTGCTAGGAGCTCCTGGAACGTGATAATTCTTTTTAACTGAAAACCGATGTAGTTCCCAAGTGTCTTTTTCAAATCTCGATGCACCAAGCCCCATTACTGCTAGTACTTCGTTGTTGTATAATAATCCTAACTTTATCTTAGAATTAATAGACTGCTGAATATGATTTTCGTCTAGAAAAGATCGATATTCCTGTGCTGTTAGGTTAACTACCGAGCAACTACGGGCTCCTATTCGATCAGGTTGTTTGAGTAATTTATGTGTTAGCATACTTTTTATCAAGTCAGGATTACGATCTATTTGATAATCCCATAGATGCCACAACTGTAATCCTATGTCGTTACATCGTGTTGTTTTGTTCATATGGTATGCTCGGTCCTTGCCCATTAATTCGCTGTGCCAAAAGATACCATTGCACTCTATACACAAATTGTGTTCTGGAATATAAAAATCAAGTTCCAGAGGTGGTATAATAGTTCTTGTATTTGTTTTATACTCAATTCCATATGTATCTAGGAATGAACTTATTAGGTCTTCGTACTGGTTATTACGAGAGTCGAAGTTAGAAATATTGTACTTTTTTAAATAAAGATACACTGTTGTAGGGGCTACTTCCAACGAGGTCGCCATATAGTTTATTGTTTTGCCAGCGGCGTATTCTACTAACTCATCAGGAGAAAGCAAAATTCGAGTAGCCAGTGTACTCCAATGCTGACGGGCAGAAACATCGCCGTAAGTCTTTATCATAGTAGACAGTGCTTGGTCTCTGTTATTGTAACTACTATCCCTATATTTATTAAACTTGGTACTACGTATCTTGTCAATAAAATAAGGACTATGTGATGCGTTTTCTACCCCGTATAGTCTCATCATTGTTTGTTTAGATTTAAATTTACATGCATTTGTACTAAAGTAGTACTCAGTGCCATAACGGTCGATACAAGTTTGTTTCTTCTTGTCTTTGACCAAATCTAATTGAGATATGTGGTCGACTCCGTATTTTTGCCGAACAGTTTCCTGTGCCTTTTGTAGTCGTTGAGGAGAATTTACTTTGGCCTTTTTAGATATCTTGTCTTTTACTACCTGTGACTTTGCAGGATTAGCAGAGCCGAACTTTTTTATGTTTGTTGATGATATCTTTTGTTTTACTTCGGGACTCTGAAATACGTTTTTATAACCGTACTTTCTTTCGCTGGTGGACGCCTTCAAGTTCTTTGTTTCGTTGCTAGTAGCATTGCATTTGCTAGAACAATACTTCGGTGGATTATAAATTGCTGCCTTTATCTCCAACGGCGTATTGCAATTCCTGCACAATAGCTGAGTAGACGTGTTGGTGATTATATACGAAACTCGAGTATTAATAGTAGCGTTATAATTTAAAAAGGCAGTGTGGGCTAATATACTATCGAGTACAACCGCAGGAAGAAGTTTCTTTCCATTAAACGACCCCCTGGCTGTTAAGTATTCCTGTTTTAATAAAGCTGTCAATGTTGTATAGTTCAATTATTTTTACCTCAGTTTCGGCAGTTACACATCCGCCGGCAAATATATTTAGTTCGCCGCGATTAAATCCGCCAAATAATTTCTTATCTAAATTTTTCCAGCCTGTGCTGACCTGTCCATTGTTTGCTTTGATTGCTTCTAATCTTGCACGGGGGTCTTCCCAATAGTCAGTACCAAGATCTCGTTGCAATCCAATTTGTACAGCCTTCTTAACCAGTTCTTCAACTGGGCCATACTCGCCCTTTTCCAACAAGTCGGCACTCTGTAAAATTGCAGCTTCAAGTGCTTTGTGCCGAGAGAATGTTTCAAATTCAGTTAACAGCCAATCGTAATGAGAATCTTGCAACATGCCCGGATCCTTAAGCTGGGTATGTGTAGCAGCGTTAATCATGTCGAATGTAGGCAATGCATTGTGATCAACAACATAGTTGTTTAGAAACTCTGCCGCTGGCTTTAATCTTCTATCAAATGATTCAGCATCAAACACACTCTGGCAACGTACAAATGTTGCAGCGTCGCTCATCATCATTTCTAAGTAGACTTTTTGTATGTCGAACCCATAGTCTGTATTTTGTCGTGTGCTCATACTATATTACCCTGTTAATCGCTTAGTACCATCCCATAATCATTCTTGTTTCTTCTGGAACCATTTCCACGGAAAATGCAGGCTGAAAAACCAATTCTCTGTTGACAGTTTCGACACCATTGATTGCCATTACTGCACCGTATATATCCTCGCAAATTTCTTCAGCAAACGGACACATCATACTGGTCAATGTGTGCTTAACGTGTACATGATCGCCGGTGATGTTTATCTCATAAATTAATCCTAAATCCTGAACGCTAATTCCTGCAATTTCAGGATCATACACTTCTCGTAGTGCATCCTTTACCATGTCTTCGGTGATATTTTTAATGTTTGTCATAATAGTTATTATACTTTAATTAGTTGTAAAAGTCAATACACTTTTACATTGTATTGCTTTTCAAATTCTATTGCGTCTAACCTTGTGTTAACGATGGGTTGTCCTTTTACATTAAGACTGGTGTTGAGCAGCATTGGGCAGCCTGTTAACTCGTACCATCTTTCCAGCAACCCATGAAGATCAGGGCTATCTCTCTTTCCAACAGTTTGAACTCTTGAGGTGCCGTCTCCGTGGACAATTGCAGGGTAAGTTTCAGGATATCTGCAACGTGCTGTGAATTGCATATATGGGCCCATGGGTCCGGTAAAAAAGTCGTTGGCGTGTTCCTCAAGTATAACTGGAGCAAAGGGTCTAAACCGTTGACGTAATTTAATGTCGTTGACTCTGTCTTTGATGTCGGCGCCTCGTGGGTCTGCGAAAAGACTTCGGTTGCCCAAAGCACGAGGGCCAAACTCACTACGACCATTAGCAACGCCGCATATGCCCGATCGAACGAGCTCCAAAAGAATTTTGTTAACAGGGTATGTTCCTTCTATGTTATATCCAAGGTATGGGCCGGGCCATTTGATTTTTTTCTTGTAATGGGCAAGAACTGCACCAATTGCACTGCCGCTGTCGCCTGGATTAGGCATAACCCAGACATTTTTAAAGTATTCATACGCAATAGAGTTGGCGCTGCAATTTAACGCACATCCTCCCATTAACACTAGATTATTGCTGGGCAGCTTGTTAGCAAATGTGCCAAGTATGTGTCGTAATATATCTTCATACACAAGTTGCGTTGCGGCTGCAATGTCAAAGTAATCCTGTTCGCTGGTTAAATCAGGGCGCCAATCCTTGCAGCCACGATGCAGATTTCTATTGAACTTGACCATAGGCTTGTTGCCAATTTCAACAAAGTCTTGTTTTACGTCATGATAAAGCCTGTTGCCGTCGCCGTATGCTGCCATGCCCATGAGTATGTATTCATCTTCTTGTGGCTTTAATCCAACACGCTGCGTCATTGCACTATACCACATACCCACGCTATGCGGGTATCGTTGACTGTATACTTTCTTCATTCCGTGATGTGTTGCACTCCAAACAGTTAGAGTTTCAAACTCGCCAACACTGTCAATGCACACCACAGTGGCGTCAACGAATCCGCTTGTGTTAAAACCAGCTGCGGCGTGACTACAGTGATGGTCTACATAGCTAATTTTAGCTGGCTTAATTTCAAACTGACACAAATACTCCTTGACGTTGTTTTCTTTTGCGTTCCAGCCCTGGCCTGCTAGAAGTTGCCGCATTGTTTTCTTGTATGGATTTTCATACCAGACTACATGTTCGGGTTTGCCAAACTGCATTGCATAATCGATCAAATCTGTGTGCAAATGCGGATCATTCTTTACTCGGCTAAATCTTTCACTCTGACTTGCAAACTTCAAGTTAATATTTTGGTCAAATACTGCCAGCGCAGCATCGTGACTGTTTGCACTAATACCCCAAATCATTTGTAAATGAACGGATCTTTTTTGCGAAGTTCCTTCATCTTCTTACGGTACTTTATCTCATTTCTAATCCATATAAATGGAGACATGATTATCGTAAATATATTAATTATTTTTTGAACCATTTTTTTGCTTTCAATCTAATCTTCAGAGGAGAACTTTCTGCTGCGGCAGCAATACTGAATAAGGTATACACCTGACCGTATCGTTGCACAGCTTCTCCTGTGTCTTTGATGTCGTCGTCCCAGTCGGGCATACTCACTTGCCAGCCGTACTCAATTGCTTCTTCAACTAATCTTTTACCAGAATAATCTCTGTCTGGCAAGAGTATTATATCTTTGTTTAGTCTCTTCAGCAGCATCACTTGCTGCTCGTTGATCTCTGCTCTTAACAATGCCACACCGTCAATTGGAATAGCGTCCAGTGGACCCTCGACTACAATACAAAATATTTTATCTGAAGTTTGTTTGTCCAAGTTGAAAAGATACCCTGGTTGAGAGTCAGTCAAATACTTAGGCTTTTTGTTAGAATTAACAGTCCTTCCTGACCAGCCAACAATTCTATTTTCGTAATAAAAAGGAATAAACAATCTATCTCGGTATTTCAGTTGTGGCGACCAGTAGTAATTATATCCGTCATCTAGCCAAAGTTTTCTGCTGGACATATAATCCATAACTTCAACTAGCTTGCCTGTTGCACAAGGGTCTTCTGTTATCACTATTGCATCATCGGGCAGTGGCACACTGGCAAAGGTAGGCAATTCAATTAGTCGTTCAACTGACTCAAAGCCGTCATTAATCTTTAGGACTTCCAAACTCAACTTGGAAATAATATCGTCTGGCGCGCCTAGCCATTGAAACAGCTTCTTTAACTTGTACGAAATATGTCTGCCAGGTTGCCAACTGGCTTTATATCCACAGTTGAAGCAATGATAGCTTACTACATCGCCTTCTTGTATAACACCCCCTCGAGTTCGAGTGTCTGCAGATTCTCCGTTGTGAACACAACACACTCCGTTAAACGACAGCCAGCCACTGGGCGTTTGTTTACGCTTGCTCGGCAAGAACGTCAATAATGTTTCTGATACGATGCTCATGTCATTATAATAACAGCAACACCATTAAATGTCAATTAGTTTCTAATAAGAATCTTGGTTACTGTGCTTGCTGGATCATTGTCCATCTTGAATCTAACAAAACTTACAACACCGTTGAAGTTGAAGGGGACTGCCTCAGTTTCTGTACCATCAAACGTCAGTGTACCAACTGTACTCCAGTTGTTGATGCCTGTGATTTGATTGTCGAGAGTTGCTTGTATTTCTACATTGCCAACATATCCGCTGGTGTAAACTGCAACTGTGTGCAATGCTTCGTTTCCGTTTAGTCCTGGTTGTGCACCAATCTTGTCGACATCGTCGCTGCCAGCAACCCAGAAGTCTGATACTGCATAAAAGTCAGTGATTGTTGTGCTGGATTTTGGGCCTGGATAGGCGTTACCGTCAAGATATATTATTCCTGCACTTTCAAAACTGCGGCTAGAATACGTCACAGTGCTTACGCCATTGTCGCTTTTGTAAACATTGTATTTGAGGTATTGTTGTTTTACATTAAGTAATTCATTGTCTGTAATTGTTACTTCAAACATTCCCCTAGTTGGCACAGATGAATCATCTGTGACTGTTACAAGCTTGTTGATTATCATATTGTTGGCTTCGTCAAAAACAACAAATACCATATCGGACGTGATTTCCACAGGCTTTTGATCTGCGTTTAATAGTCTAAATTGTATGGTATTATCAATACCTCTATATACTTTTAACTGTCTGCTGTACACCGGTCTATACTCCACTGGGAATCCTGCATCGTTAGATATAACAATTGTTCTCTCATCGACTAAATATCTAGGTATTAGCTGCATATAGTAGGATCCTTAATTATAGTGTATTTATCGTAATGTTATTAAAAGAAATAGAAGAACAATTTCCATACGTGAGCGTTGTCGCATATGGCGGCAACGAGTATGTTGGAGTGATTGCAAATCAAGATCAGTATGTGACAACAATGTTTGTGTACACTGGATTAAAGACCAACGAAGACAAACGTCTGCTGTTGGACATTGCAGAAACATGGTGGTGGGAATCAAATAGACTCATACCAGTTAGCACCTTTATGAGGAGAGAGATTGATCCTGTACGTTATTGTATGATGTCAATGAATTCCAAGGATGTAAAAGTTGTTGTTGGGCCTTGCGTGAATCTCAATAATTTATCACTAAAACGAGTAAAGAGAAAAAGCGTCCAACTTGTTAAGAAAATTAAATAGACGCTTCGCAAATTAGGTTCATATGAACCATTACTGCCATTGCATAAGAAAACGCATGCGCTTTCTTAAAGAAATATTGATCGGTAGTTGGCTTAATCCACACTTCCTCAAATATATCATCCCAATCTTTTTCTACTAAGTGTCGCTTTGCAGGACGGATAATTGCAAGGCATGCTGCTAATTTTGCAATAGAATCCGGTTTAAGCTTTTGTAAAATATCATGATGTCCCGATACATGAAATACTGTATCGCTAAACTCTTTATATTGCAGTAAATCCCACATAGGTTCTTTTTTAACCAATTCGTCCATGTGAGCATTGTTGCGAACATCTTTGTATATGCTTACGTTTAAGAAATCTAACTTGAAATATTTTCTGTATTCGGCTGTCTTGTAATCAATCGTAGAAAGATTGTCAATAGGATTGTGCGGAATCAAAGTAGCATATACCCCAGTATTGTGCTTCTTGCCATTTTCAAGTTTTGCAACATGATGCTGTATCTTGGACAAAATTAAATCTCTGTTTGCAAAGTCTATGTCAATATCTGGCATTTAGATTCTTTCATAGTTTACCTTCTTTTGCAATAGACTTTACAAGTGCTACGTCAGTGGGCTGTCTTTTAAATCTTATAGCCCAGTGACTAGGATTTAAAATATGGAAAACCAGCCCCAGCTGTTCGTCGCTGAACTTGGCCAGCAGCGACTTTCCAGAGTTACAATTTAGTAATAGCCACGGTGATACCTTACCGTCTTTTATATCGTAAACTGCTCTATTTGTTGAAACATGTAAAAAATAATGATTCCACACAGACTGGTTGGATTCAGCCCATGCTACCATTGTGTTTACCGAGCGCTCTAGTGCAGTTTCAACACCTTCCTTCATTATAAGGTCGGTAGCGTAAGCTTCGTACATTTCGTCTCTGCACCAATGGTCAAGCTTTACTCCACTGGTTACAACATAATCAACATACTTCTCTGGATACAACGGCTTGACGTTGTTTACAAAACTTCCAAACTTTACAAATGCTTTGTAAAATGTAGACTTCATAAACTCTTCATACGACTTTTCGGTCTTGTTTCCTGCGCTTAATCTATAGAATCGCTGGAACGTATACAGTCCTAGCTTCACACGTTTTTCATCTTTTTGCAACCATCTACGTTTTGGCTCGCACATGTGAACAACAAGAGTACTTTCTTTTGAATAACTCTTTTTGCAATATTCGCAAACAAATTTCTTAGATGTTGACTTTGTCATATCCATGTTCTCTAGCAAGTGCTTTAATTTCTGCTTTGGTAGATATTTTAACAAGTAATTCGACCTCATCTATCTTTTTGTTAGGGTAAATTTCTAATAATAAGTTTACCGCTTTGTTGTTCACACCCTTGTGCTGCTTGAGTCCAATCCATTGATGATATTGGATCTCACCTGTGTTGCCAGCCATGCACAATAATTGCCATTGTAGCTTAGGATGTCTTGCTCCTAACACTTCCCAGTTTTTATTATAGTACTCGTTGGTTTTAAAGACTGCAAGTTCAGTTTGTATTCTACTAGCTTTTATTATACTACTGACGTAGCGATTTAGCAACCAGAACCTTACTTGCTTGCGCTGGTCTTTGTCTAGCTCGTCCCAGACGTCTTTTCCGTTTAGATCAATTGCTGCTAGTAGGTCTTTTACAGGAAGCTTGGGTGCTGGCATTTTTTTTTCTCTTCTCTTTTAAGGTAATACAGAGTTATTAATTTGTCAAACTCTTTTTTAAATATTTCGTCATTGTTGGCCATATCCATCATTGTTATAAATTCAGAATAAGTAAATCCGTCTGCATCCCCGCTTATTACCCAACGTGGTATATCGGGTCTGCCAAAGTATCTAGCGTATACTACTTTGCCTTGTCTTTCGTAAACTAATTGTTCACCTTCTAATAAGTTTCCCATTATGCTTCTTTACATTTTTTAAAGTGATCTTGTATTTCTTTAAATAGTTCAATATTATCAACTGCTGATGCATTTTTAGCCCACAATGCTTGTGCCTGTGAATGCCACAAATCAGATGTAGTATTTTTAGGACTTCTCAATTGTGGTTGATAAGTAGTGTCAACTTTTCCAGTTATTGCATTGTAAAGTAAGAACTTATAAAACTTGTTGGTAAATTTATGACAGCTTAAAAATAGTATTAATGGATCTGCAACAAAATCAATTTTAAAAGATTTGTGATGCATGTAATGCGCTGGATAAGTATCGTAATTTGTTGGGCCTAGTCCCCTGGATGCTCTGTCTTCTACATTTGCAAGATATCTATTAGAAATTGCAGTAAAGTCAAAAGAAAAGCGATACAACACATCACCAGTAGTTTGATCAAATCCGCTTACAATGGTAAGTTCGTTCTTCTGTAACTTTTTCTTGTAAATATCCATCGTAGCGGATCCGTATTTGCCGCGACCTCGTAACTCGTAATTACCTGAATAGCACTGAGTCTTTATTTCAACATATCTACCGCAGGGCAGTTCAGCGTCTGGTCCGTTAACTTCTGTTAAGTGCTTTGCTCCTGCTACTTTAGATTCAAATTTTTCTGCCATAGAAGCAGTAATGTCTATATATGCAACTAACTCTTCTTTGGTTAGTGCTAGTAATTCATTCTTGTAATTTTCCATGTTTATGCCTTTATGCCTATTCTTTTTGTTAATAATTTAGTTTATTCGTTTTATAATAATTTGCCGAAGTCGATAATTTCACTCTGACGGCTTATGTCTTTTACAAAAAACGCGCAATTTGTATTTGGTTCTTCCTTGAGAGGCACTGCTAGCAATTGGCCATTTCTCATTTTTGGAAAATACCACTTGACGTCATTGTAGAAATTTATTATCTCTACCTTTGCGTATTGTGGATGGGTTCCAGTTAGGGGATTGAATACAAATGCTTCAAATCCCCTATCGTTCAAGCTGGTTAAAGGTAATACCTCTAAGTCGCTGCCCGCTTCGCTGCACCCTACTGCTAGACACCAGTCTAGCGGCATTGTGATCTCGTTGCCGTTTATTTCTAGTACAATAGCAGGGCTGTTGAAACTTTCTAGAAATATCAATGGATTGAAAAAGAAATCCGGATCTGCTGGATTACTGTTATCAAGCACTGCAAATCGTAATGCTTCGTCAACCGATTCTGGCAATTGATTAAGTATAAACGTTTCGTTTTCCAGTGTTAGTATTCTCATTTTTAATTTAATTCCAATCTATTTTTTCTATAGTATAAGGATATTGAGCTTCGGCGTAAAATTTCTTGCGAGCAGCAAGGTGCCGTTTGGCAAACTTACATGTGCTGGTGATATCCCATATTTGGACAAAGTCTTTGTCCTTTGCTTTTCTTACGCCCCTGCCGATACTTTGAATGACTCTGACAAAACTCTTGCCGGGTTCAAAAAGCACCAAATTAAAGATTCTCGGAATATTAATACCAACTGCTGCAACACCATATGTTGCAATAATTACCATATCCGTAGCATCTTGCACTTTATCGTAAGTTTCTTTTCTGTTCTTTGTTTTAACCGCGCCGTTAATAAAGATAGAGCCCGGAATTAGTTCTTGTAGTTTTTGTCCAGCTGCAATTCGATCAACTAGGATTAATGTATTTCCTGAACTTTTTATCTTAATCATTAACTTACCAAGATATTCAAGGCGTGCTTCGTCTGACACAAGATACTTGAGTTCTTCTTGATAATTTGTAAATGCTTTGACATCCATCAACTGACATATATTAACATGACAGTTTGACAATACGCCCTTGTCCTGTAGTTCTTTTGCTGTTACGTTGCCTACGACAGGACCAAGACTTGCAAGTATGCTTTGAAATTCAAAGGCTTCTTTAGGAACAGTTCCTGTTAGACCCCAGCGGATTGGCGCATTCTTTAAGTTTTGTGTTAATATATTCTTTAGTACATCTGCCTTGGCTTGGTGACAGTTTGCCACTACAGCATCATTAGCAATGTAGTTGTGATCGTTCTTAACATGTAAGTTATAGACCTTGTCTGGTTTGTTTATAACTGTCTTTTTAACTAATTTCATATAATTTCCTAATTTTATTTTGTGTATTTTCATCAAAGTTGTCTAAGTTAGTAGGAAACTTTTTGTTAATAAAATATTCTTTATTTGCTATTATAACAGTATATCCGTTAGTTGTACACCATTCTTTTGCAGCATTAATCTTTGCTTTAGTTTTTTCGTCATACATTAGTTCTTCTGGTTTTACTTCTATTAATGTCTTTATATCATGATTTACAAAGTCAACAATATAAATATGTTCTTTATTATTATAGACATATGGAATTCTAATAGTTTCGTATTCTGCATCTTTATCGAAGTATTGGTATAGTGCTTCCCAAGAACTTCTATATTTTTTATTTTTATAAAATGCATCCCAATGCGTATTTCTATTATTTGAGTTAGGAGTAAAAGTACCGTTTAATATTTTTTCTTTCATGATATTACTACGATGTAGTTTATCTTCTGCTGACATAACTGTTCCATACATGCCGTTTTTTGAACCAATGTTAGCTTGACTAATTTTTTGCTTAGTTTCTGCTGTGACTGTTGTAGAATAAGGATAATTGCCTTTTGTCCCTTTATTCCAAGGAATGCCTGTATTTAGATTTTCTTTTATCTTATCACCGTGTATTAGTTGACACGCGGCGCCGCCGATCTTTGAGGTAACTGCCCTTGCTGCTTTTTCAGCATCGACCCTGATAGAAACGTCTATACTATATAGTCTGTCAAATGTATTCTTCCATACAGGATGGCCGGTCATTATCCTTCTTTTACATAAACGGATATCTCTTTCTGTAGTTAATGTTAATCCGTTAGATAACTTTATTTCATTTACTGATATGGTTTCCGCAAATAGAGTTTGGTTTAAATTTTTTAGAATATTATTAAAATTAGTAATATCAAATATCTTTGCCATAAATACTTCTCCTTTAGTTGTATGTATTTATATCAATAACATCTAACTCATCAGTTAATAGATCTGCTCTAACCCATCCTTTGTTGGTTAAAAATTTATGGTTAGCTGTGACTTTAGTAATACTACCGTTATTAAACTCCAACTCTAGCATATCCTCAGAGCTACTGTTGGGTAGATTTTTGTGTACTTTAACAATAACGTCTTCTTTGTACGTGTTTGTTTTTTCGCATAGATTAATTACTGCGTCTCCAACTCTTAGGTTTTTAATAGCAATCTTTCCTGTTGGTGTAGTAATTAAGGTGTCGCCGTCAAGACACTCGTCTACTATAACAGTAGTCACACCTTCTAAAAATTCTGCCAAGCTGAGAACTAAAAGTCCTTCTTTGTTACGCTTGTTGAGTATGTTGAGACTTTGCCAAGTACAGATTGTGTGTGTTTTACCTAGTTCTTTTCTGTCTCCAAAGTAAACGCCTACATCTAATCCACAGTTGATATAATCCTCTTCTGTTTGCTCAACTAGACTTTTGTTAGGAACAATAATTAAACTCCTGCCGAACACTTCGCACATCTTAGATAATGTTGCTGTGATAATTGTTTTGCCTGCGCCAGTTGCAATTTGCTGCAAGCTTTGCGGATTTTGTATAAAGTTGTTGATTGCTTCGACTTGATAGTCTCGTAGTATAATAGGGTCGCCCTCAGCAGGATGACCTTTTGGCCAAACTGTGGTGCCCCAGTAGTTGGCATCAATGGTTTGAAAATTTAATTCAATCGTTGTTCTCTTGTCAACAATCTCTGAAATGTTTATCTTATTCTTTTCAAGTATTGGTAATAATACGTCTAAATGGCTTAGATATCCTGCGCCACCTATGCCAAAAAAGCCGACTTTGCCGTCCCAGCGACCCAATTTAAATTGCGGCATATGCTTTGCATACGGTACTTCAAATTTTAATGCGTTGGAGAGTTGTCTCCGTACGGCTACTGACAATCCTTCAAACTTTATATTTACTTCGTCTTCGATTATTAATTTACATAAACCCATATTATCTTTTTCTGTTCTTTGAATCACTGTCTTTGACTAGCTGTATTACTAAATCAGAGTGGTCTGTACTGTACGCATCAACATGTGTATTCATTATCGATTGGTTTGATAAATTTAATGTACAGGCTGGCTTCCACTTGCTATTGAGCAACACTTTTGGAAGCTTGTTATTATTAATGTACACTATTTTTGTAGTTTCGTCAACCCAGTTGTTGAGAGCTTGCTCGCGTATATAGTCATTAACAGTGGGGCCTGGAGTTGATGTTACTCGGAACAGAGCAGATTGCTGCTGGCTGGCAATGTTTGAAAATGCACCATGCACTGAAGAAACTTGATCAAGTGCATGTTGTTTGTTAACTATAACCAACATTGGAAATCGATCCAATGTTGTAAGGGCAGCAGCTATATCATTCATGCTATTTGACTCGCAAGTCATGCTCATAATTGGGCAATCTCTGCTAAGGATTTCTGAAATTATTCCTTCAGGAACTTCAATGTCAACATGCCCTAGCCCGTATTTAAATCTTCGGTCATAGAGCTTGATATTGCGATTAATGTCAGTAATGTCAATTTCTTGTGTGATCAATTCAACTGCTGCCGATCTTAGATTTAACATTTTGTTGTTGTAAATCCCAGGCACATAAGCAGACTTATTAGCAGTTATATCTGCAATCTCTTGTGCCATTGCAATGAGTGTGTTATCGATGTTAAAATTCCTATCTCTAAAGGTGTCTACTACAGTTGTAACACTCGACTCTGTTAGGGCAAAATAATGCGATTTATCGCCCTTTTTATGAAAGTAGCTGGTTGTTCCGTGTTTTCTAATAGCTTCGACTGCTGCAATGATTTTTTTGTTAAAAGGAAACGTTATCTTGATCCACCGTGCATGTTGACTATTATTTGTTAAGATTGATGACTCGTTGCCATCTGATTTTTCAATTACGGTTATAGTTTTTGATCTATCAATGTAACGCAGAGGTTTACCGGTTGTGGACATTGCCATTGTTAAGTCTGTGATTCCCAAGGCAAGTAATTCATCTTGATAATTAACCAACTTTTCCTTGGCTAGTTCGTACTGGCGGTCAGTTAGAGAAACGTTTCTCAATAACTGCGAACGTAAGCTCTTTAAGACTGGATTATCAGCCGGAGAGAGCTCGACCTCATTAATTTTAAAAATTACGTCTTCGATTGTTTGTGTCATAATGTAATACTAGCATATTACATATAGTGTGTCAAGTTATTCAGTGGGATGCCTTGCTCAATTTCTGCAATGGTATATTCTGTGTGTGCAAGATCGTTTAGCCACTGTTGCCTATCTGGCATTATAGGGTTTTCAATTTGCGTTAGGTCGTGCAACGCTACGTCCCATGCCAGGCTGTTCGGACCTACAAACGCCGGCACTCCTTCTCTAACAGCCTGGATTCCGGGATTGCTGCTCCAGTTAACAACACTCCATGCATCTTTGTAGTGTAAATCGTAGTCGTCGTACGATCCCTTAATCAACCGAGGCTGTTGTATACTTACATTTTTGTATTCAAGATTATTATATGATATTGGGCAACGAGGATGAGGCCGGACAACAATTTCTCTATCAGTGTGTTGTCGTATAGTATTGATTGACACCGATAAGTATGTATTAATTGTCGGTAAATTGACCCATTGTAGGCTTTTATTGTGTTGACAACAAATATAAATAGGGCCGCCGTGGCTGCGCCAGGGTTTTAGATCAAGTCCGAGCTGATTGGCGCGATTGCTGTTGTTGCCCTTGGGAGAAAAGTATGCCTCCCTGTTTATTCCATTGAGACCTACTTTCCATGTAATGCCTCGTTGCAGGCCGCCAACCTCGAGTACTATTACATTTCGGCCAGTTTTTCTAAAATAATCCCATATCGGCTTATTGCCAACCATCCTTCCGGCCCACAGAACACTCCATATTACAGCAACGTCAGCATGCATATCATCATCCAGTGATCTGTGGCCTGCGTCGATTAGGCTTTTTTCAAACGCATCAAACACAGGTTTGCTGTTGAGTGCGCCATATTCTCTGAAGAGAGTGAATTTCATAGTTAAATACCTTACTACTGTATTTAAAGGATTTACGCATGAACGATATAACTGTGGTTACTACATTTCACAAAGCTGGAATGGACTTGTATGGACAACGATTTTTAGACAGCTTTGCTCAACGAGTAGACAAGAAAGTCAAACTTTTAGTATACACCGAGCATTGTCAACCTGTTAATCCAGATGAGAATCAAATTACAATTCTTGATGCAGCACTTGCGTTGCCCGACTTAAATGCGTTTAAACTACGATGGAGAGATGATCCAAAAGCAAACGGAATTCCGCCTGCTGACATTCGTGCAAAACGGCATCGTGACCGTCACAAAGCATTCAAGTGGGATGCTGTACGGTTTGCCAACAAGACCTACGCGGTATACGACGCTTGTAGACGCTGTAAGGACTGGTGTGTGTGGATGGATGCCGACACGTTTGTACACAGTGATTGGAGTTTTGATCAGTTCAAAGGATGCTTGCCTGATACCAGTTGGATCACATATGTGGGCAGAGGTAAAGGGTCGCAAACTTGGCCCGAGTGCGGATTCTATGGCATGAATTTAAACAATTTTGATTGCCAAGAATTTTTAAAAGAATTTGAAAGAGTTTACGCCGATGCCGAAAACGGTATCTTTCTACTCGAAGAATGGCACGACAGCTTTGTGTTCGGCGATATTGTAAACAGAATGAAGAAGGTTGCTCCTAATGTGCTAGATTACAGTGCCGAGATGTATATGAAAACAGCAAAGACCGGCGGCGGAGGGCATCCCCTTATCAATACCAAGCTAGGACAATGGATTGACCACATGAAGGGCAACCGTAAGCACAATGGCAAAAGCTTGACACAGGACATTATAGTAGCACGAAATGAAGGTTATTGGCAGTAGTTTCGCATGTGCTGCCAACACTTGCCTGACGACAGTTCTTCAAAGTTCCAATGAAACATGCTAACACGTTCTAGCCAAGATTGTCTATCAAACCGCCCAGGGCTTTCAATCTTACTAAAGTCTGTCTCAGCAACTTCCTTGCATTGACTGTTTACTGGGTCTGTTACAAATCCATAATATCCTTGAATTAGTGGGCCAACTATAGAACTACTGTTATGGTTAACCACTGCCCATGCCTTTTGCAGATCGACGTCTAATGTTGTGCCAATGCTGACTTTGCAGTTAGCAAGTGTTGTAATTCGACTGTTACTTATGTATTCTCTTGCTCTCTTGTCGCCAGGATGAGGTCGTATAATTATCCGCCTGCTGCTGTATTTTCGTATCTCGGTTACAGTTTTGACTATCCAATCAGTTACAGATTGTGTTCCCATACTCCAACCTCCGTTTCGCTGACAACAAAGGATAATGTTTAGCCCAACTGTTTTATAATCTTCTAGTTTTATGCCAGTGTGTCTACTAATTTGTTGCCAACGCTTTACATCAGGAGCAGTGTCGCAATAAATACCAGTAGACGGAAACACATCATTGAAGCTGTATCTTAAGTAACCATGCGGATTTATTTTGTCTTTGTACAGAAATAAGTTGGCGTCTGCTGCTACTACATATTTCTTATTTTTTATTTGCGTTTTTATTACATTGCTTCTAAGTTGCAAATGTGCAGTAGAAGTATTGGCGTACACCCATCCTTGTATCACTCCAACATCGCATTCAACTAAATCGTTGCCGGCATGAAGTAATCCGATATCGCCGGTTTTGTTAGCACCTTCTACAAACTTTTTAAGCAATAATTCTTTTTGCAAGTTAGTGTTTTTTAACGGGACCGATTTAAGATAACTAACTACCTTCATTTAAAATGTTCCATGCATACCCATTTTTCATTTCAAAATTTGTAAATTGACAGTACGACAAGTGTGCAGCAAATGCAGTCAGTGTGTCCTTTGATGGAACTGTTGCGCTGTTTATATCGTCAATTGACGTATGACACAGAACAGATGCTGCATTAGGTGCAAGAGCAATTGCCGGAACGCTGTAAAGCAATGCTTCGGTTGCCGCAATACTGTTGAACGTTATTAAACAATATGCATTATCTAACGCGCTCCAGATTGTATTGGTTGTTATTCGTTCGTGCCTGTCAGGCTTTAGTCTAATTTCAATAGGGCGGTCTGTTTGTGTTTTGATTTTGGCAATGGTTTCTTCCATCCATTTGTCTAAGTTTTTGTTATAGAATTTCATTACTTTTTCACTAGGCGGGCAAACTAATATTGTGTTACCAGACCCTGGTTCTCTATATCTCCACTGTAAACTGGACAGCCTGTCAGTGTTGCGGTCAATGATTGGTCCTAGGTTTTGAAGAGCACCCTTGGTAATACGATGGTACATCTTTACTTTAGTATTCAGGGGCTGTAGATATCCAGTGTCAATTGAATAAAAGTCTCTATTAGTATCTGCACATAGTTTTAATGCTCGCTGGCTTGTACTACCAAGACCTCTAATTACCATTGGCGTAGATGTATCTTTTTCTGTTTCAAGGTCGCTAATATTACCATGTGCACCAATTACAAAGCTTTCGAGGCATGGGTCGTACACCAGTCCTTTTTTGGCTATATTAAAATCGCCTACGTCTGGCGCGATTGCTGTAACTTTTATTCCCATAACGCTTGGTTTCTCCTTATAATATTTTTGCAAAGGATCGATTATATTATGTAAATAATTCTCTAACGTGGTTTTTATTTTGTCCGAATATAGTAGATCCGAGATGTATACTTCTGTTTTAGTTAACTTTTTTTTTGAGACTCTATGATATTTTTATAATAGCTTGCTTGTGCTCTATACCAATCGTTTGAATATTCGCAATCTTGATATTGTTCAAACCACGGGCCACCTTCTGTGTAATGAATAAGATCAGGTTTGCCATCAGTGGGTTCGTTGTACCATCCTACTAACCAATTCCAGGTGTGACTTATTTTGCCAACTTCGTAATCGTCTAACCAACTAAATCGATGAAGATATGCACCGGTAATAGTTTCGTCATTTACTATTTCTTTGTTAAGAACTTTGTTGGAACTGTGCGAACAATTAAACAATACCATACTAGACCAGTTCTTTCGTGGATACTGATGCTGCTGTTGCCCATCCATCTTGGTACCTTCCTCGGGGGTGTAGTCATGTTGAGCACACATTACAGCATACTGATCGTCAACTTGATCAAATAATTCTTTGATGTCTGTTTTAAAAATCATGTCGCAATCAATAAACAATGCCCAACCTTCAAAGTTACAAAGTTCTGGTACTAAAAATCTAGTAAAAGTAAATTCCGTTGATGCAAGAGCATCTATTGGTCTGCTATACAGCCCCTTCTTCTTTAGCTCTTTTTGTTTTAACGGAATTACCTCAACTGGAACACTGGCTGTATCAAGTATGCTTTGTTTACAAACTTGATAAGCAATGTCTTCTCTGCTGTCCCAACCTACAAATATTTTTAATGGTTTAATCTCTTCGTTCAATGTCGCTCTCCGTTAAGTTGTTGCCTAGCCAAACTTCTATAACTTTAGCAGTATCGCAGCCAGTGTTAGTTGCTTTATGCCACGTATTTTTAGGAATGTCAATGCTCTCGCCTGCAATGTACAGGTTAGTTGTTTTACGCCCATCTTGATATTCTAAATCCATGCGTATTTGCCCACATACAACATGCCAGTGTTCGCTGCGATTGTAATGACGTTGGTCACTTAATGACATACCTTTGCAAAACGCAAGTTCTTTAACTTGCCAGCCGTTGTTCTTATCTAGCACTGTGTATGTGCCCCATGCACGTTCAGTAGTAGGACGGCGATACTCTCTGAGTATTGAACTTGATGAATTTAGTTTAGCAGTTCCGCCAATGCCCCATGCAAATCGAAGGCCATACTGATGTTTGTACATTTTATATTCCGGAGTGTTGTCATTGGCTCGATCGCCACCGTTTGCAAATATAATAGCAGTATTGTTGCTGTGAGTTGACAACATATGAAATATTGCAAAATTTGCAGTATCATCATCGTCATTAAACCCAATGACTTCATCCACCATGTCTAGGTGTTTGATAATATTTGCACGCTCGGCAAACGGCATAAAACGTTTGCCTTTCTTTCTTGCTAACCACGCATCACTGTTAACAGCAACTACTAACTTGTCGCCGAGTGCCCTAGCTGCTTTAAAATACTCAATATGACCACTGTGGATTGGGTCAAATCCACCTGATACCATTACTACTGTTTTCATGTTTATATTTATATCGAATTAGTTCCAGCCAAATATATAGTCTTTTCGAACATTAGTAAGTTCTATAGCACCTAGGCTTTTGAGGTATTCGCCTGCGCAATATCCAGTGTCCGGATGCTGCTCAACTATAATAATTGGTTTGTAAAAAAGTATTGTTTCGGTTGCGCCTCTCAATACTTCTAGTTCGTAGCGTTCGCAGTCTATTTTTAGCAATCCAAATCTATCAATATCCAAGTCATCTAGTCTCTTAATGTCTATGCTGCCACTGCCCATACTATCTTTGTTTACGTAACTTGCACCAGTATTTTCTTTGTTAACTACTAGATCAATTTTGCTATTATGATTGCCCAACGCAAAATGATTTGTTACAACATTTTTTCCTGCAACATTTAGTTTTAAACAGTTGTATATTTCTTCAATTGGTTCAAATGCTATAACTTGATGAAATTCTTCTGCGAGATGTTTTGTCCACAATCCCACGTTTGCACCGACATCGAGTGCTCTGTCGAAGTCGCTAACATATTTGTATGCTTCTGTTCTAACATCGTCTTGATATTGTGCAGGGCCACCATTACTTATTCGTTTAGTAATTAATCTTTCAAAGTGGGTATCAGTGTCGGGCATCCAGTAGTCGTAAACTTTTTTCATAATTTTTTTAATACAACAATATATTTAATAACTTCTAGTTGTGGGCCTTTTTTAACAGTAGCAAGGTATTCCTTGGTGTCGTCAAACACAATGTCCCATCCACTAAGTAATTGAAGTTTATGCTTCCACCATTGTGGATTTTCAATTATTAAATGTGCATTCCGTCCGTCACTTAGTGACTTTTTAGCAGGATGGCATGCAATTAAATGATATTGGTACTTTGTTGCTCGCGTACAAAGGTCTGCTAGTGTTTCGTCAATTAAGTTAGGTTCTATATGCTCTAACACATCGCTGCTATAAATCATGTCAACTGTTGCAGGAAGTGGATTTGGAAACGTTACTGGATCAAACGTATGCAATTCGATGTCAACGTAGTCTTGTTTAAATTGTTTACTAACGTTTCCTTTTCCTGCACCAAAATCCAAGAAACTTGTAATGTTTCCAAACTCTAGCAACTCAATGACCTGTTGCGGAAGTTGAGATCCTAATCCAAATGTTTTTTTGTTATGCAGTATTTTTAGTTCTTCTAAGTATTGTGCCGAATATGCCATATTGTATTTATATTGCTGCGTCGTCTAGGCCAGCAACTCTTAGTCTAATTATATTATTAATAGAAAACCCTTTTGAATCAAGTCCTTTTAGTACGCCCAGCCATTTGTTTCGTAGTAGTGCAAACTCATTGATTAATTGTTCGTAATCGCAGACTGCTGTCTCGCCGTCTACATACTTTTCACAATCGCGACTGGATAATGCACGCTGATAATTTTCTAAATATTTTCTAAAAAACGAGCTACGCAACTTACGTAATTCGATATTTAGATATTCCAGTATTGCCTCAAGTTCTTGAAGTTGATTAAATCGTTGTTCAACAATTCCAGGCATCATTGCTGCTGCTTTTTCAATACTACCCTTAATCTGAGTTTCAAAGCGAGCTGTTGCCAGCTCGCTTTCAAAGTATTGTATAGCATTTGGAATTTCAGTAATGTCATTAGTGACTTTGCTGTACCATCCCATGCTTAGTCCTCGTCTTCTTCATCGTTGTCGTCGTCAGTATCTAGATCAAGATAGTAATTAATAGCGTGATCTAAGAACTTGTCAGTTCCGCTAACCTCTCTAAGAGTCATGTCGTTAACACCGTAGTCTGCTAATAAATCAACATACTTTTCTGCTGCAAGTTCGACATGCTTTTTATCAAGATACTCCTTGAATAAATTCCAAATATCGGCTATCTGGTCTTCGTTCATTCTTCTTGCTCCTCAACATAATC